TTAGCAAACATGAATAACAGACAACAAACAGAAATATTCAATACTCAAGCACAACAAAATTTTATGTTGTCAGATCAGGCTGCTGATAATGCAGCTAAACAATTTAACGCTACATCAAAACAACAGGCAGATCAATTTATGGCTAGTCTTGCAAGTAATATATCGCAGTTTAATGCTTCTCAAGTAAATGCTATGGAACAGTTTTATTCAGGCGAAGCAAATGCTATGGCTAAATTTAATCAACAATTAGAGGATGCGAGAGAACAATTTAATGCTTCAAATAAATTGGTTATAGAACAATTTAATGCTAAATGGAAACAACAGATAGCTACAACAGATACTGCTTCACAAAACTACGCAAATGAATTTAATGCAAAGGCATTATTGGATATCTCAAATACAGCATATGCAAACATGTGGTCACACATGAGTGATCTTATGGAGTGGGCATGGACTAGTGGAGAAAGTGGTAAAGATAGATTGCATGAACTTTCATTAGCTGAGATAGATGCTAAACTACAAACAGAACTAGCACACCTAGAACTAGATGCAGAAGCAAGTGGTGCAATAGGAGGTTTTATAGTTGATCTATTTACTAGCCCAATAGGCGGCTCAATTGTGGGCAACTATCTAGGAATACCACCAATAGTTAGAGGAAATTAGTATGACAATAGCAAAAACAAAAGCAGCCGAAATGGCTTACAAAAAAATTATGTTATTAAAATCTCAATTTTATAGACAAGATTTACAACCTGCCGATGATTATAAGACAGGGTTAATGAAAAGAGGAACTGAACGTATACAAAAAAATATGCAAAGTTTAAAATCAGAAAAAGAACAAGATGATTTAATGAAAATAGCAAGACTTGCAAGTAGAATAGAGCAAGGATTTAAAGGAAAAAATTAATGAAACAAACTATGGAAAACCAACAAAGGTTTAGAGGACCTATTCCGGGACAAGGTATGACAGCAGGGTTAAAAAGTAGACCTTGGTTTAATCCACCACAATACAATACGGTAGAAGAAACTTTAGAATATTATCTTGATAGGTTAGTAAATCAACAGCAGTCAAGCTCTTTGTTTGCAGTTATAGAAAAAGGTTTACCACTAACTACATTAGCAGAAACAATTACTACAGGTGGTGTAATGCAGGGTGTACACACAGTAGACGTTGCACTTTTAATTAACCCATTACTTGTAGAGTTTATGAAAGGTATGTGTGAAGTAGCTGATATAAAATATACATTAGATGGTTCTGTACCTAAAGAAGATCAAGTTAATATGAGAGCACTCAAAGAAGTTATAAAAAATAAAGTGGAACAAAGTGAAGAAGTTTTAGAAACAGCAGCTGAAGAAGTAAAAAGCACAGGTTTAATGGCACGAAAAAACAAGGAGACTGAATAATGCGTTTTAATTTTGGACAGGCACTAGCAGGTGCGGCAAGAAGAGGTTCTTCAAGATTAAGAGAACTAGAAGATAGAGCAAATACAGTAGCTGACAGGGCTGTTAATAGGTTTATGAATGAACACGATGCTTGGAAAAGAAACTATGACACAGATTTAAGAGGTTATAATGATGCGTGGGATAAGTTAACTGGTTTAAATTTAAATGGTGTTAAGTTAGATGATGGACAGAAAGAAATGATATTATTAGGTGGCATTGAGGGTGCAGATAAATTTATTGCCGCATATGAAGATGACCAAAAAAGAAAAGCTAAAGAATACACAGAGTCACAAATGGGTGCTCTTACTGTTAAGACACCTATGGGCGAGCAAACTAAAAGAAAAAATATAGCTTGGAGTCCTACAATGTATACAGCTGCAATGACTAAAGATTTTATAAACAGAACATTTACAAGAACGTCTGACTATCAGGCAGCTATGGAAGACCCAAGTAATCCTAAAAACCAAGCCCTATTAAAGTCGGTAGGTTTAGGACAAAAGAAAGCATCTATGGCTTATGCTCAAGGTAAAAATCCTTATATAGACATAGAGGGTAGAACAGCTATGGCTGCAAACATTGAAGAAAATAGGCAAAAAGGTATCTTAGGTACAACAATACCTCGTAGTTATATACAATCTACAATTAGAAATAGTTTAGTAGAAGCTGGTGTAGTTGCTCCAGAACAGATTGATGAAAAACTTGGTGCAAATACAGGGTGGAATGCTCCTGTCTACAATGCTCTTAGCTTGGATGATCAGATGGCTATAGAAACACATGTATTAGATAAAGATATACAAACACAAACATTTCAAATGGATAGAGAAAAACATTCATGGGCTAAACATTTAAACAAATTTTATGTTCAGGAAGCTGTGCACAAAGCATCTCTATTTACTGGTGAAAAAAAGTTACAACAAATGGACATCGCAAAAGAAGAACTCATAGCAAAATATAACGAAGTTTATTATGATGTTAGTAACGCTAAAAAAATGCAACAATGGACTAGAGAACGAGCAGAGTATGAAGCAAAAGCAGCAAAGAAAGATTTTGAAAAAATAGATTTAGATGCACAAATATTAGATAATACAATATTAGAGGTTAAACTTAAAGAACAGCTAGAAGTTGCTATGGCAAATAATGATGAAGCTCTAATAACTAAACTTGATAATGATATACAAAAAGTATCTAAAGCAATTAGAAATGATCAAATTATAAGCAGGGTAATTAACAGCACAGCAACAGATATAATAGTTAAAACTAATCAAATCAACATAGTTAGAACATCCTACTTGGATCAAACTTCTATTCGTTTAGGAAAAAATAAAGAGCCTGCAACAGGAGCATCAACAACTGTTATTACTGCTCCGGGTCAAGAACCACCTGATGATATGCGTGGTCAAAATTACTATTTAATTAGAAATCCAATAGACAATACGTTAACAAAATTTTATGAGGGCACTGCTGAATATAAAGAAAGAGAAAAGAGAGCAGCGCAAATGGCAAATAAAATGGTACTAGACATGTTGGCTACTGTAAATTCTGATGGCACATTTACTAACAAGTTTGAAGGAGATGCTTCTGTTGATATGATTCTTGATGCTATAAGAAAAGACCCAATAGGTTCAATAACAAATCTTACAGACTATCAAAATTCATTAGCAAAAGATATTCTTCCTGAAGAAGTTGCTAAATATAGAAATGCTATCATAGCTATGAGAAACAACGACTCTGTTCATCCTCTACAAAGGGACCCTACTATACCCTCTGAAGCAGAAATAAAACAGATTATGGTAAATGAAAATGGTACGCTATTTAGTATGGAAGAAGCAAATGAATTGTATGATGCTATTGTTGCTCAAATGGATGGAGTAACAGACGAGACAGATACAACGGAGAAAGCTATTAGTGATAGTGAGGTAAAGTTTGAAACACCAACACAAAAAGCAAAAAGAATAGAAGAAGAAGCGTTCCAAACTAACCTTAAAAACCAAAAAGAAAAGGCTTTAAAGTCTGTAGCTGAGACTAAAAAAGCTGCACCTTATCTAAATTATCTACTTAAAGAATTAGTAGAAAATAAAAATACAATTACTAAAGATGAACTTAGTGATGCATTAGTTAAACAAGGAATGACTAGAGACAATGCTAATAATTCTATTAATGAATGGTTAAAAGAAAATCGTAACAAAAAATTTACAGATAGAAATGGTAAACGCTTTAGATTATTTTCTCCTGCATCAACCTTAGAAGATACAAAGTTTGAAGGTTCAATGTTTGATATTGGTGGATCAGACACTATAGTAATGGATAAAATAGTTCCGGGAAGTGGACTATAAATGGTAAATAGCCTAGATCAATTTAAACCTGTTACAAATAATTGGAGTAGTTCTTTAGGAAGAAGCTCTAATAAACTAGATAAATACAAACCTAAGCCCTCTATGTTTAGAGAAAAAGAAGATGAAGATGATCCTCTTACAATACAACAATGGGCTAAGGATAAAAATAGAATGGAAAATCTCCGTGACTACATGTTTAAAAGACAAGGAGAAAGTGGGCAGCAAGAGACAGATGAGAGTGACGAAGATTATGTAAAAAGATTTATGACCCACGCTCGTAGGTTTGAAACTAATAGTATAGGAATAATGGGTCAGATTGATTATCTTAGAGGTGCTAACGAAGAAGATAGAAAACAATTTGGCTACTTATATAATTCATATAATAGATTACCCGGAATGGGTGAGACAGGTGGAGATAGTACAGCTAGAACCATTAAAGATTATTTAGGTGCGGCAATACTTGATCCAATAAATATATTAGGATTTGGTGCAGCAAAAATTGGAACGGCAGTTGTTGGAAAGATGGCTATCAAAGAAGGACTAAAAAGATTTGTGCCAAAAAATAATGTTACTCAAGCTGTAATAGGTGGTTCTATATCAGGAGCAGGATATGGTGCTATGTATAACCTAGCTGATCAAGATATAAAAAGAAAAAGTTATATGACAGATGCTGAAGGTAATCCTTTAACACCTGATGCTGAGATAGATTTAATGTCAACTGCTTTTGAATCTATAATGTTTGCAGGTATTGGTGGTGCTCTCGGTGGAACATTAGTAGGCACAGCTAAGTTGTTAGGCAAAAGTAAAACTCAAAAGAAACAGGCAGAAGAAGCAAAAAAGATATTAGAGAAAGAAGATTTAGAAACGATTGATCCAATAGAGGGTAGAGTTATTAGGCAAGATAGATTAGATGAAGCAGAAAGATTAATTAAAAAACAACAAGAGAGATTGCAGAAAAAACAAAAGGTTGAAGATGATTTTATTGGTCCTTTAACAGAAGGTCAAATGAAAAGAAGAGAAAAAGATATTAAAAAACAACAGCAAGCAGAGAAACAAGGATTTACAGAGCCACCAAATACAAAAAAACTAGACCCAACTAGTGCCAAAGAAAAATTAGATCAAAATATATTAACAAAGCAAGAGATACTTAGACAGCCACCTATAGTAGATGCAAAAGTATTAGTTGATTTATCTATTAAGATGGGTAAAATAGTTCTTGACATAGCAAAGGCACAAAGAGATAAGGGTGTTCCTATCATACTAAAACAGAGAGCTAAAAAAGATAAAAGAGTTAGTGATACTGTTATGAATGTTGTAAGAAATATTGATAAGATTGATGAAGATATATTAGAAAGTGCATTGAGTAAACAGGGATTAACCACAAAAGATTTACTAGATTTTTTACAGACAACAGATGAGTTTGCTGTGATGGAAAGAATGTCTATTAGAGAAGCAGCAAAAATGTTAGGAGCTAGGGGTCAACTAGGAAAGTTAAGAAAGACATTAACTAATCTTAGCCCTGATTTAAAACAAAGATTAGATGACTCATATGGAGCAAGTGAAGAAGTAGGAAGTGCATTAGGTTCTTTCTATGGCTTTATGAAAAGATTAGATAGAGAGCGTAGAGCTTTAATGGTTACACAGATTGCAACAACAGCGAGAAACGTAGCAACAGGTTTAACTGTTATCTCTTTTGAGACACTAGCAAATACTATGGAAGCTAGTCTGTATCATGGTGGTAGAGCACTAAGAGGTGCTTTTAAAGGTAATACTTCAGGTGAAGCATTTGCTCAAGGGTTAAGGGATTGGACAAAAGATAGTTTTGGTTTAGCTGTAGCTTTTGCACAGCAAGGTAAAAGTAAAGAGATGTCCGATCTATTGCTAAGACATAACCCAAAGATAGCTAAAGTTATTTTTCGTACTCTTGGTGATGTAGGTCCAGATGAAACAGAAACATTGACTGCGTTTTCTAGGTATGCAAACTATTTAAACCTAACACAAGATGCTATGTTTAGACGTGCATTCTTTTCTGATTATGTATTGCGTAATATGCGTAGAGCAGACATACCTTTAGATGAAAGAGAGTTTGGAAAAAGAATAGACGTTGATTTACTACAAGGTGGAATGGAATATGCTTTAAGAAATACGTTTGCCTTTATGCCAAAGCAAGGTCCAGCACATCACTTCGTTAGATTTGTTGAATCATTTCCTATGGTTCCAGTTATTGGTACAGGAGAGTTTCCGTTTGCAAGATTTATGGCAAACGCTATGGCATTTCAATTAAAATACAATCCTCTTAATGGAGCTTATGGTTTATTTCAAGGTGCAATTCAAACAGGAATGATAGGTGCAGGTAAAGAAGTAAGCGAGGGTGCATTAAGAGCATCAAGACAAAGAATGTCACAAGGTATGGTGGGTTCAGCTGCATTAGGAACAGCCTTATATTTTCGTTCTAAAAATCAAGATACAGAATGGTACAATGTTAAGACACCTGATGGTAGAACAGTTGACATGCGACCATTCTTTCCTGCAGCACCTTATATGATCGTAGCTGATATGATAGTTAAATATACTAATGGAGAGCTTGATAAATTAAAAGGTAAAGATTTTATTGATGGCTTTACAGGTGCTCAGTTTAGAGCAGGTGCAGCATCCTATACAGTAGACAAATTTTATGAAGTGATTGGTGCAGAGGGTGGTTTAGAATCTATTGGAACAGAGAAACTTGGAGAGATAATAGGTGGATACGTGGGAGAAGTAACAGGAGGATTTTTAACTCCTGCTCGTGTGGTTAAAGATGTTGTTGCTGCCTTTGATGAGGAAGAAGCAATAGTTAGAGACTCTAGTTCTGTTGATGGTATAGGAGCTAAAGATAGAGCAGTGCATGCGTTTATAAATAAATTATATAAGGGTATTCCCTACGCATCTCAGACATTACCTGAATTTGAATCACCATCACGAGAAGCTACAGTGCGTACACAGTCTCCTATACTAGGACAGTTCTTAGGTTTAAGGTTTAGAGAGAGGGCAAATCCTGCTGAGTCAGAGTTGACTAGATTAGGATACAAAAGTTTTGAATTACTGCCTACAACAGGAGATAAGATAGCTGATAGATTAACTAAAGAACAATTAGGTCCTTTAATAGAAGAGCATATTGGTTCATTAGTAGAATCAGATGAATACAAAAGAAAAACTGAACCTGAAAAATTAGCAGCTGTAAAGATATACCTAAAAGATTTAAGAAAAATAGCTAAAATAATAGGCAATGCTGAAGCACAGAAACTTTCTAAGAAAGGTACGCTTGTTTCTTTTACACCTTTTGATAGAAGTCAATGGCAAAAAACACCACGTAATGCACGTAGATTAGCCAATGACTACTATAAAAAATATTTTAAAACAACTGTAGAACAATCAGGCGATTATAAAAGAGGTGCTATGATAGGAAGATTGTTAGCAAGACAATTATAAATTATCTCTTATCCCCACTACCCCCTAGTACACCACGTTTCTTTCTATCACTTAGCTTATCAAGATTAGACTGCATCAATGCACCTAAGTCTAGGTTAAGATGATCAGCTAACATAGCACAGTACCATAGGACATCCCCTATTTCCCCACCAAGATCGTGACTCTTCTTGTTGTCACGTATAACCTTCTTAGCTTTATTAGCTATCTCACCTGCTTCACCAACCAATCCCAAACTTAAATACTCAAGAGCTTTATCTTTAGGAAAGATGGCAGTCTCCTTTGCTTTCGTTTGGTAGTCTGATGCTACCAATAAACATTTTTTTCTATCTTGCATAAACTTCCTTGCTTCCTCTTCTAGTTTCATAATTAATAACTTTCTTTAAACTTTGTGCGAATGCAGAATTAAATCCACGTAGCCATTCTCTGTATTGCATACTGTTTGCACTATACGGTGGTACAAGAAGTTTGTTGTTGTGATCTACTCCTCTATAAAAAGCATTCCTTCCTTTATCAAACTGTATCCTCAAGGGTGCATCATACTTCTTTAATCCATGCCTACGTTTTAGCATTCTTCATCTCCTCTATTTGATTTTTAAGTGCAGTGTTTTCTTGCATTAAAGAATTAAATATATTTAAGAGCTTCATCTTTTCGGATGAGCCTATGATCAACTCTTGTACTTCTAAAGCTGTCATTGGTTTTGTTTCTTCAGTCATAATATTCTCCTTTCTATGTTGCTATTATGTCTACGACCTCACATACACCTGCTGTGCATGCGAGTTCTTTACTACCTGCTGTGGTGTCAATTCCCTTTTCAAACTCAGAGAGCTTATCCCAATCAACACTGCTAGGCATTTCTTTTATTAGTTCTTCATACTTATCTTTATTAATCGCTTGATAAGGAGCTTGTGCATAAGTGTGATCACTGTGTGGTAGGAAACTTATACCTGATATGTCATCAAAGTTTCTGTATACCCAAGCTCCAACATTCAACCAATCATCTTCTTTGACAGATATAGTTACAGATGGTTTGTGTTCACACCAATACCTTTGAAATGTTTCCCAAGTACGTAGCTGATCTAATGCACTAAGCTCTGTCTGTGCACCTTTGGGAGCTTTCATAGGAAAGCTAAACACTGTAGTGCTATCAGGCTTCATTACATCAGGTTCATTGGGTATACCTGCTGACTTCATAAACTCTGTTAGTGGGTCTTTGTTATCACCACGTACAGTACGGATATAATACTCACTATACCTAGTGTGTATGCCACTAGCACTGTCTACTAGTTGAGATACAGTACCACTTGGTTTGACACAGGTGATAGCAGTTGACTGTGGTATGCCTAATTTCTTTGCAAGTTTTTTGTTTGTATCAACGGCTTTCTTTTTTAGTTTTTCTAATATGTCACCAACTCTTTCTCCATCAAATATTTGCTGACCATCTTCAAAGAAGATTGTATTATGAGCATTAAATAATTCACTGTCCATTATACCTGTTAGTGATACACCAAGTAGTCTCTCTTCTTCTGTGTTATCTTTCCATATCTTGCGTAGATATTTAAAGTCTGTAAGAGTAGACTGTAATGTACCTAGTATTGTAGCTACCTCTACCTTTTCAAGTAGTGTCTCTTCAGTGTCGTCTGATCTAACAACTACTTCAGATAGATTACAGAATTGATAAGGTCTAAGTATAATTTCACTACAAGGATTGCAACCAAAAGCATGATCAGTATCACGTCTTCCACTCTTGCCTGCTTGTTTCTTAGCTGAGTCTCTATTAAAGATACCACGTTCTCCTGACTTACTCTCTACTAGAGCTAACCATTCACGCATAAATGTCTCCATACTTATCTTACCTTTGTAGGCTGCACTATTATTTGCTAGTGCTCTTTGTCCTTCATTCTCCCACCATTGACCTGACTTAGCATGTCTCATTTGATCGTCACCTAGATTTGAAAGACTGATGAGGGCAGATCGTCTAACCCCTCCAACGACTACTACCTCACCAATCTTACACATTATGTCGTGGCATTCAATAGGGTATAATCTTCTACCTGCTGCACCTTTAAACTTACCGACACAAAACTTATAAAAATCTACTAATGGTTCAGGACCTGATGCCCTACCACCAAATGTTTTTAACCTAGCACCTGCAGGTCTAACATCTTCTACATCAAACTCAGGAACTTGTCCTACATAAAGCATAGCAATGAGTTCTCTCACTGCTCTTGCCCAACCTGCTCTTGAATCACCTACCTTAATAACAGTAGTGCTGTCTTCAAAGTGTTCATTAACCACAGGTAACTTATCTACGTTTTCTCTTTCAACTGAGAACCCTACACCTGTACCACACATAAGTATGTACATACATTCATCAAAGGCACGAGGACTATCAACAGGTAGGTATGAACAGTTATACCCTGCAACATTACATTTATCTAGTGCTGTACCTGCTGTCATTAGTGCTCTCATACTTGGCATAACATTTAAGTTAGCTATGTTTTTAAATATCTTATCTTGTAATTCTAAAGACAAAGTAAAATTGTGGTTCTTAGATACGTGATTAACAACATAATGCACATATCTTTCTACTGTCTCTGTCCATGTCTCTCTTCTTCCTTCTTCAGGCAACCATCTTGCATAGCGTGATAATGCTATAAAGTTTTGATAGTCTGTTGGTAGTGTGTGTTCATTGTTCATCTTTTATCTCCTGTGTTACTTTCATTGTCTTAATTGTTACTCCATTAATGTCGTGTAGATATTCACGAACACCGTCTTCTAACTCTTCCGTTATATCGCCATCAGATGGCACGAGATAATCGTCAGGGTCTACATCTAAATTTAACCACATCCTAACTTGTATTTTCATTTGTAATCTCTATTAGTTTATTTAAATACCAACTAGCTTTCTTTAAGTCTTGCTTTCCACTTTTATATCTATATCGCCATATGTATTTCATTATGTTTCCTTGTAGATAATACTCAAAGCCTACATCTGTAGCAGCTTGAATGGCATCAATACATTCTATACCTCTTTGGTTGTAGTGAGGTGGGTGGTTTACCATATCAGATTCTTCTGCTTTAAACTCATCAATGGCATTACCCTCTTCAAACTCTATCATTTCTTTTACTGTTGCATTCATTAGGCACTCCCTTCTGTATCAGATTTAAAATCAAGTGAGATGACATTACCATCTTTACTTTTAATTGTCAACTTATCTTTTACTCTTGTGTCTTTTTTATTTAACTCTTTTGTAAACTCTTCTATCTCATACATTAAATCTTTATCTACTTCCATCATAGGAACAATGCTTGCCATACAAGTACACAAATGAAACATTGCTTCGTTGTCCATATTAGTTAAACCGTTTTCTTTTGAGGTTACTATATTTATTTCTACTTGCCCTGTCCAAGCTCTGTTTGTATCTAGGGTAGGTCTGACACTTATTATAAAGTCTTCAGGTTTAAAATGTTTTGAATCTATTTTTTTCATATCTAACTCCTTTTTATTTTTCTACCCCTATAAGGAATAAAAGTTTTTGTTAATGTTTTTCCTTTTTCTTTTAGCCATTCTTCAGGTATAATTCTATCATAATAATTAAACCCATATCTTATACACCACTGTGCGTAAGAAGACTTTGCACCTTTACGTAATTTTCTTTTACTATTTGTAAACACAAAACGAATATCTAATTTAGGATGTTGCTTCTTAATAGCTATATGTTTTCGCCTATCTAAAGCTGTGAACATACCTTTTGTTTCAATTATTATTCCATTGTTTAATACAAAGTCAGGAGTATAGGTGCGATATGCAAGGTCTTCCCACTCAATCTTTACCTTTTCATAAGTAAATACTATCTTTAACTTAGTTAAGTAAGTGGCAACAGTATCTTCCAAACCACTCCTATACCCATTCTTTCGTGCTATATGTTTAGCACTGTACGCTGACATAACTAGAAGTTATACCAACGAATTGTTCCGTTGTAATTATCGTTGTCTCTGCTTAGATAACCTAACGACTTCATCTCTTCACGCACTAGCTTCTCTGCTTCTTTGCGTTGCTCTATAGCTACACGTAGTCCTTCTGTTCTACGCTCTCTATATTCTTTCTTCATTGCGATAAGTTCTTTTTCTTTTTCTTTAATCATATCACCTAGTTCTTCAATTGTTGTTGTCATATATTTAGCTCCATATTTTCTTTGCTTCTTGTTTTAGTTTATAACCCCAAGTCCATGAATCATAGTTAGGGTATACTAAAGAAGCTAACTCATGTCTATCATTGCTGACGGACAAAAATTTCTGTATACTAAATGCTACTTTCTTTAGTTGCTTTTTGTACACAGATAAATTATCTAGTGTGAACTTCTTATAATCTTTTGGTGTAGCAAAAAATAAGTCCACACTATTATCAGGGTATGCCATAGAATAGAAAGCCATCTGTCTCATCTGTGCTTCAGTTGGTTTAGATGGCATGCGTGTTGTTGTTTTTAAATCTACTATCTTATCTTTAAATCTAAAATCAATGTAACCCATAACAGGTATAGGCATATCTTCTAGTTCTACTTCTACTCTTTCTTGGTAGTCTTGCAGGTCAGTGTAGTCAAAGTTGTCATCAATAATTTTGCCAAAGTTTTTTAAAAGTTTCTTTTCTTTTTCTATCTTGACATCTTCAAGGTCAAGTTTAAATTCAATGCAAGTGTCTATATATTTTACTTCCAAAGAATCAAAGTCAAACTTTCCTGTCTTATATTTATCTGCTAAGACAGACTCTTGCACTATACCTCTGACTGCACCTGCTCCACTGCCTGATTTAACACCAAACAAATACCTAGCTACCCACATAGGCACATCGCTTATGTAGGTATTCATACTGCTAGGCGATAGGTAGTCAATGTTGTGTACCTCAAATGGATTATTCTTCTTCATTAAAAAGGTATCTCATCTTCAACATCAACAAGGTTCTTAACTACATCCTTATCAGATGCAGACATATCTGCAGGCTTCGCTTTCTCATTCCACGCATTGAATATATATGAGTTATAGTTCTCAATCCATTGCATAAAATCAGAGAAGTGATCTTGTGTGCCATCATCTACGTCTAATACATCTGAGTTTAAGGATGCAGTAGGTAGGTAGTAGGAGTTACCGTTAGGCAACTTTCTTTCTTCAGAACCTAGTCCTATTGTGTATTGTACAGGTAGGTGCTTTCTACTACCAATCTTGGCTATGGGTTCGCCCATTATTTTAAATGCATCTCTGTTGTCTACTTCCCATATGAATGGTAAGTTTCCAATCTCCATTGCATCATTACCATCAGCATCCAATACTGAACCTGCTGATAGAGTTCCAATCAATACTCTTACTCTCTTGATACTCTTCAAGAGTTCCTTTGTCTTGACAGGTAATGCTTGGTAATCCTTCACAAAACCTGCAGGCTTTCCACAGTTAAACCCACCTGTGTTATCCTTGAGGTCAACATTTAAGTTATCTGCCATAATAGTCTTGACATAAAAGCCTTTACCTGATTCAGGTTTGACAAACTTCTTATACATAAATCTCTGTACATAAGGTCTGATTGTAACATCGTCAGAATAAAATACACTCTCACTAGATAAATCATCTATCTTATAAGAACCACCATTGACTATGGCAGCCTGTGTTTTTTTACCCTTGACTTCAACCTCGCCCATAATTGGTGAGTGTTGTATTTTAAGACGAGCAAGTTGTGCTGTCTGTTTCTTTTGGGTTAGGTCTACTCCCATCCCCATCTTCTGTGCCATATCGGCAAAGTTATTTGTATCTATATTCATATATATAAACTCCTTCTGTTAAGTGTTCTAGTTATATCAGCTAACATCCTTCGTGTCAAGCCAATTATTACCTATTTTTGCTTCTAATACTAATGGTACATTTAAATCTATTTTGAACTGTTTGTCAACAATATCTTTTAAATTAATGTTGGTGTTTCTAATAATATTAATTACGTCTTGCTCCTCGTTTGGGTGGATATCTATTACAATACTATCATGTACTGTATTAACTATGCATGACTGCATACTGTGTAGTTGTTTCTCTATATCTAATAGAGTTATAGGAACTATATCTGCTGTCGCAAAGCTCTGCACAGGAAAGTTCTTTATCTGTGTAAAGTGTGTAGGTGAACCATTAAACCTTCTCTGTACATCAGGGAAAGCAAATGACCTACCTGATGGTGTCTTTATTCTGCCATCATTCAGAGCTTCCGTAGCCAATCTGGCATGCCAAGATGCGATTCCTTTGTACTTTTCCGTGAACTGTCTATAATACGTTGCTTCAGCAGGCGACCTCCCAAACCCTGTAGCTCCGTAGAGTGGGGCGAATGTGTGGGCTTTTGCTTCTTGCCTACTAATCTTTTGACCACCTTCAGTAATAACTTTGGCAGTATAGTTATGTACGTCAAACCCATTGTTTATCTCCTTCATTGCTACTTCATCTTGTGACAAATATGCAGCAGTTCTAAACTCTAGTTGAGCAAAGTCTGCTTCAAGTATCTTGCCACCTTCCCATCGTGAAACAAACACACGCTTAACAGGAAACGTACCACCTCTTGGCATATTCTGCATGTTGGGGTCTGCTCCACTGAACCTACCTGTCGCTGTACGGTGTTGTAATAATCTAACGTGTAGCTTTCCGTCAGACTTGATGTTAGATGCTATGCCCTCAACGAATGAAGAGAGGTAGCTATCTAAAGCTGATAGTCTAATTACTTTTTCTAAGAAGTTCTCTGCTCTGTCCATATTCTTTTGACGAGCAACGGACTTTAAATATTGAAGACTGTTCTTACTTGTAGTAAATCCATTAGCTGATATCCACTTAGCAGTCGGTGGTGTAAAACCCATACCTGCTAACTCAGATGTGGGAATAAACTTATATCCTAGTGCATCACATTCTATACATCTGTTCTCGTTTGCATAGGGTGTGCCATCCTTTCTAGTCTTTCTAATCTTTCCGTGTCCGTGACACACGTGGCACTGTTCTGCCTTAGTCTTTCTAAGTATCTCTGCCTTGCTGTTTATAGCTAAACGGAACTCATCCTTTGGCATGTGAGAATTGAATGTCATAACCCAATCGTGTTTGTCTATAGGTTTTCTAGAATATATTAACCACGACAGTTGTTCAGGACTATTTAAATTTACAGGTGTGTCACCCATAAAATATCTAGTCTCTTTGTATAGCTCTGTCTCTATCTCTCTCTTCTCTTGAGTAAATAACTTACGTACCTCATCAAGACCATCAACGTCAACACTAAAACCAACACGATAAATCCTAGCCAAACAAAGGGCAACACTATTAGTAAGAGTAACAGTGTCCAAAAGATGTTCATATTGTGGTGACTGTAGCTTCTTGTATATTTCATTTGATAACTCCTGTGTTGCGTGTAAGTCTGCTGACAGATACTCTGATAACTCATCAGGTGGTATGTCTGCCACACTGTAACCTTTCTTAAAGTATTCTTTTAATGTGTCTTGTTTCTTTGTGTCAAGGTCATATCTTTCTGCACATAGCTCTAGTGTAAGAGGTTGCTTCTGTCCTTCCTGTAGTATGTACTCTCCTAACATAGTATCAAACACATCTCCTTCGTATTTAAAACTAGACTCCCACAACCACATTAAATCGTGAACAATATTGTGTCCAATCAACACGGTTGCTTCATCAAGTAGTACTTGTATTTTATCGTAAACATTTTCTTCATTCATTCTATACAGATACTCATCACCTTTCTCTGTAAGTATGCCTACCATTACTAGTTCATTCCTCTCTTCAAAAGGGTCAAGATGTAGCTTACCCTCACGAGTTTGAACTGTATTCTCTACGTCAATTGTTATCTTCATAAACTCTCCTTATGTTTAGTCATATATATGACAGCTTTTTTAAGTCTTGTCAAGCTATCTTTGAACCCACCTAAACCTACGTTACAATGATGGCATAACCAACCTCTAAATGTACCTGTGTCGTGACAGTGGTCTAACACCCAATTCTGTAGACGTGGTTGATTATACTTGCCTATCTCTTCTATATCTCTGTCGCATATAGGACATTTATAATCATCAGCAGGGTATGGGTGTTGCTGTTTTAGTTTCTTGACCAAGCTAGATTGATTTCTCATGCAAGTTCTGCATGTTCTTTTAATTTCTGTAGGTTTATCACTAGCATAGTTCATCGCACTGAACTGGTCTATGGGTTGTTGTGTATTGCATTTAATGCATACCAAGGTATCTTTAACAACAACCTTTTCTTTTATTTTGTTTCCAAATAAATCTCTCATGCGTTGTACCTAGCTAATAAATAATCTAGCTCACAATGTACACTACCGTGCCAACCTGATAATTTATTCTTGACAATGTTAAGATGTCTTTGTGCATCCTCTTCGTCTTGTCCTTCTACTTGTGGGTTCTTTGCTATCAGTATCATTAAATCAGCTTCAGCTGCTTTACCTGTACGTGACCCTTCCATCATACTCTGATTAAGTATAACCTTACCCTCTGCTTCTGCACTTAGTTGAGACATATATAATATAGCACAGTTATATTGCTTTGCTATCTGTCTAGCGTGTATGGCACAGGCTTTGAGTGCTTCATCAGGTCTAGCGTGTCCTTTATAGGTAGCAAACTTGTCACCCATATCAAGTACAACTATGTCAGGTTTTGATTTCTTTACTGCTGATTCAACCCAACCCATATCAAGTCCTGTGGTATCCTTAATAAATATATTCTTACGCAAGGGTGCATATATCTCATTAGCTCTTTGCATATTGGCTTTCACTTCGTGTAAGTTCATACCTGTACCTGCTGTAAGATACCTTGCACCTACCCTGTGATAGCCTTCTTCATTACATAGGATAATACACTTAGCACCTTGTGATGCAAACCCACCCGGACCTGCTATGAGACTTGCATGAAAGGATGTCTTACCTGTGTTGGGTCTTGCACCCACCTCAATAAGATGTCCTGCGTTGATACCCTCAATCTTCCTACATAATGTAGGTATGTTGAATGTCCACCTTGCTTCAAGGTCATTCTTATCTAATAGGTTTTCTATGCTGATGTCATCCCACTCTATGTTTAAGGTAGGTGTGAAGTCATCTCCATACTGCTCTAACATTTTACGCAAAGGTTCTAGAGAACTCTGTGTACCATTGACATAATCAAATCCTAAGTTTGCAATGTCCTCTCCTATAACCTGCTGAAATAACTTAGACAATACCTCTTGTGCTACATCATCACCCATAGGTTTCTCACTCTTAACCTGTCTGAACATAGCACCATACGCATTCTTCTGTGCTGTAGTCATACTAGGATTACTAGAAAGAAACAGTGCCTGCACTTCATCAGGTGTCACTGTTCTCTCATATCTCTGCATAGCTTTGTCTATAACAGACTTTATCTTTTGTGCATCCTTACTAAATAATCTGTTAGGACATCTTGCTCCACGATGGTCCTCGTAGAACTTCTTATTCATTAAACTTCTTAATAGTGTTAGTTCCATATCATCTCCTTTAAATTATTAATATCTATATCTTCTTCATACTTTAAGTCATCTGTTAGACGCAGTACTTTAGCAGTACGCACCCAACTTTGCAACTCTTTTC